GGATTGGGATTACCTTCCGCAACCTTTCAGGACTTACATAACAACCAAGGCTACACGAGTATTTCAAACCAAAGTGGTAGGTAGCGAATCACTGGCTAACCAGCTTGCCACTGACGAGGCTTCTGCTTTTGCGGCTCTTAGGGAGTATGAAGCAGATACCGGAGATTACAGTGTGTTTGACAATTACGATGTAGCTAGTGTCCTAGACAGATAATGGCTCTTGTAACCACCAACATCCCTAACCTAATCAACGGTGTCAGCCAACAAGCTGAAGCGTTGAAGTTTGCTACTCAAGCTGATGAGCAAATCAATGGGATGAGTTCGGTTGTGGAAGGTCTGGTAAAACGGAACCCGACTGAGCACATCAAAAAGGTGATGACTTCCTCTGTTTCAAATGCCTTTGTCCATTTTATTAACCGAGATCCCACTGAGCAGTATGTGTTTTCTGTTGCTGGAACAAGTGTCAGGGTGTTCGACCTTCAGGGTAACGAGAAGGTAGTCAACGTCCTAGGAACCTCAATACCTTCTTATCTTAACTCTACTTCTCCGAAACAAGAATACCGTGCGCTTACAGTAGCCGACTACACGTTTATTCTTAACACCAAGAAAACAGCCGCAATGGGTGTCGCTTTGGCCCCATCAGCAGCTATTCAAGCCGTTGTTACGGTAACTCGCGGGGCCTTTTCTTCTGATTATCGAGTAGTCATTGACGGTATTTCAATCAACTTTACCAGCGGAGATAGCGCAACAGCAGCTAACGGAAAGACAACCACAATCGCTGCGGGAATAAGAGCAGCTTTAGTTGCCAACGGCACAATCAACACAAATTTTGACATCAGTGCGGTAACCAACTCATCCATACACATTAAGCGTAAAAATTCCGCTAATTTCACCATTGATATAGCTGACAGCACAGGAAGTAGCTTTAACAGCACGGCATTGTCTCTTGTTTTTAAAGAAGCAAAAACGGAAGCAGAACTTCCTTTGATTGCTTTTCACGGACAGAAAGTAAGAATAACGGATTATTCGGAAGACGATGAAAGCGGTTACTGGGTTGAATTTGTGGCAGCTAACGGCTCTGGTATAGGAACCGGATATTGGAAAGAAACGCAAACACCTGATCAAGAGTTCAAGCTAAATGCTGACACCATGCCTCACGTTCTTGTCCGGTTGGCTAACGGTCAGTTTGCTTTAAGTTCTTGTGACGGACAGACTATTGCTGTCGGGGCTTCAACGTATACTCTTCCTAGCTGGTCGCAGAGAAAAGTAGGAACTAATGCCAGCAACCCTCCTCCAAGTTTTATAGGAAACACCATAAATGATATTTGTTTCTTTAGAAACCGTTTGGGATTCCTTTCAGATGAGAATGTTATTCTTTCCGAAAACTCAGAATTTTTTAGCTTTTTCAGGACAGATACTACTGCCCTACTTGACTCCGACCCTATTGATGTAGCCAGCAGTCACACTCGTGTATCCGTTCTTAGACACGCTGTTCCGTTCTCAGAGCGGCTGGTTCTCTTTGCAGATCAGGCTCAGTTCTACCTCTCTGCTCAAGACATTCTAACTCCAAAAACTGCCACTATTCAGCAGACAACAGAGTTCAATGCTTTAAAGGACAGTAAGCCTCTTGTTGTCGGTAAAAACATTTTCTTTCCGTTTAGCCGAGGAGCTTATTCCGGTGTGATGGAATACTTTGTTACTCAGGATACGCTTGAGTTTAACGGTATTGATATTTCAGCTTCAGTTCCTTCCTACTTAAAAGGAAACATTACTTACATGACGGCTTCAAGCAATGAACAGATTTGCGCCTTCATGTGTGACGAGAACAGAGACACAGTTTACATTTACAAATACTTCTTTACCGGAAATGAGAAACTACAATCTTCGTGGTCTAAGTGGACTCTGGATTCATCAGCAACAGTTCTTGGTATAGAGTTTTTAGATAACATTTTGTATTTGCTCGTCAGCAGGTCTGATGGTGTCTTTCTTGAAAAAATCAATGTCGAATCCGGATACACAGACACGGACTCTGACTTTACAATTTGCTTGGATAGGAAGATTACCGAAGCGGGACTAACTAGAACTTTCAATGTTGCTTTGGATCAAACCACTATCACCCTACCCTACGCAATCGGGGTGAATGACGATGTAGAGGTAACTAGCCGTGCTGTTCTGGCTTCCAACTCCACGGCTGGTAGGGTCTACCCAAAGGTGTCCCAAACCTCTAGTTCTGTGGTTATTAAGGGAAATGTAACTAGCTCCCCGCTTTGGATTGGAATTAACTATACCTTTCTTTATAAGTTCTCCAAACCCCTGATTCGTGCCGGTTCCGGTGGAGGAAATAGCCGAGTTTCGGTAAACGATGGACGCTTCCAGCTAAGAACAGGATTAATTACTTTCAACAGAAGCTTGTATTTCCGTGTCGAGGTAACTCCTCAATTCCGAGAAACTTACAAATATTCTTACACTGGGCCTCGTCTTGGCACAGGAGGAAGCTTAATTAGCTCCTTGACCCTCCAGAACGGTAGTTTTAGGTTTCCAATAATGAGTAAAAATGAAGGCTTGAGTGTGACACTTATCAACGATTCCCCATTTCCGTCTGGTTTGATGACAGCAGATTGGGAAGGGCTATACGTCACACGAACGCAGCGGGTTTAATATTCGTGATTCTCGAATACCGAACAGTAATTGTCAGAACAGCCGAAAAAGAGGACGCTGATTTTATTGGGCCTAGACTGCGTAAGGCAGACTTGACCGAAATGCTTAGTTTCCATGACGAAAGCACTGACCCTTCTGATGTGCTGGCTATGGGAATAGAGGTGTCAGGGGATCAGTGCTGGACTCTAACCCTGAAAGATGGCACTCCGGTTGCAATCTTCGGGGTAACTCATTGTAATGAGCATTTTGGGGCTATCTGGATGATGGGAACCCCGCAAATTAAAGATGTTCACAGGGAGTTTCTTCGCTATTGCAAAGATTGGATGCCTGTTTTACACCAAAAATACCCTTTACTTGGGAACGTGGTTTACGCTAAAAACGACATCCACATTAAATGGTTGAAATTCATGGGTTTTCGATTTATAGCAAAGCATAAACAACTTGGAAACATGGACTTGCCTTTTTACGAATTTATCCATAAACAATAACTTATGTGTGATTTTGGTCTAACAGCAGCTTTAATTACTGTAGCTTCTACGGCTGCTACTACTTACGTCTCTTACCAACAGCAACAGCAAGCTTCCGAAGCGGATGCTACTCAAGCAAACTACTTGTCCATGCTTGAGCGTCAGAGGTCTGAGATGGAAGCCATCCAGATGCAGCAAATCTTTTCCGAGCAACAAGCCGCTCAGCTTCTTAGTATGCAGTATATGATGGAAGACGCTACTAGGTCGCTTCAGAACACAGACCTAGAATTTAACCGTCAAATTTCTGCAATGGACAGTGAAGCTCGTCAGGTCAGCAAAGCCTATAAAGAAGCCTCTTCTACGGCTCTGGTTAGGGCTGCTGAAGGAGGTGTCGGTGGGCTTTCCGTGTCGGCATTACTTGCGGATTACGCACGAAACGAATACTCAGATCGCATGGTTATGGAGCGGGAAAAGGGTTTTCTTTTGGCCGATTACGAACAAAACACCAGCGATGTTAGAACACAGCTTTTGAGGGCCAAAGAGTCTTACGATATGCAATACCGCTTTGATTACAACCAGATGCAACGTCAGTCTGCTGCTAATGTTATAGGTTCGTCTTTCAATCAAGCACGTATCAACGATCCTTCACAGATGGCTCAACGCCCGAACACTTTTGCTTCGTTCCTTACGGCTGCTGGAGGAATGGCTAGTGCATTGAATCAGGTTGATTATAAAGGACTTAATCAGGCTATGGCTTCCCCTAAACGGACTCCGACTACTCCTAAAACCACTACAAAAGCTTGGGGCTAAGGTATGGCAGTCCCTCCTCGCGTAACTCCTAGAAGGACAGAACCTACCGATCTTATGAAGGTAACCCCTTCTGGTCGGGTAAATTTCCAAGGTCAATCTGTTGGTGCTCCCCCTCAAGTAAGGGCTTCCAGTGCGGTTCAGCAACCCACCCCCTATGTGGGAAAAGCGGCTTCGGATAAAGGTCTGTTCATGCTTGCTGAAGGGCTTCAGTATTTCAACGCTGAGATTGGTAAGCTTGCCTATACCCAAAGACAGCAGTGGGAGGAGGGTCAAGTTGAGAAAGCAAAAACAGAAGCCGTCACTAATCCAGATAAGGTTGCCGAAGTGTTCCGTGTCGGGCTGGATAAAGCCGTTGAGCAGGGTTTGTTCCCACGCAACGCGCATCCTAAATACCGTTTTGCTTACCTTGAGCAAGGGGCTAAGAATATGGCTCTTAGTGGTCTTCCTGCGTTTTTGGAAGAAAAAGCTCAAGGTCTTACTACTGCTGACAGCACTGAGCCTATTGAATCGACTCTAAACACTTACATTGACGAGTATGCCAATAACTCCGGATTGACTAGCTCCCCAATAGCTTATGCTGCCTTTCGAGAAGCCGCTTTTCCTACAACCCTACGTGTAGCTGCTGATACTAGAAAAAAGAGGGAAGATAACTTCAACGAAGCTAGGGTTGAGGGTCTGGATCAAACCATTTCCGGTCTTTCTCGTGGGCTTATTGAAGGACTGAAGTTGGAAAGCGATACTGACCGCTTACTGGCTGCTGACGCTTCTTACCGTGACCTTCAGACTGTTTACGACAGTATCCGCAAAGATTTCCCCCAAGTAGATGCCACAAAGCAATTTACTGGAGCGTTCGTGTCGGGACTTAACTCTGCCGTTAACAACGGAGAAATCCATCCACGAGAAGCTATGATGGTTCTTAAAGATGCTGCTGGAAAGCTTAAGTCTGGAACAGGAGCTTGGTCAGATATTTCCGATGTTCAATCTGCTCTTAGCGGGGCTTACGCAACTTGGGAAAACAAAGCCATCCAGCTTGAGTCAATCAATAAGAACAAGGTTAACCAGCAGAATGAAAACTTTGAAGAAGGGGTTTTGAATGCGTTTCAAGAAGCCTCTAATAATGGGACTTTTGATTCTTTGAACACTTCTACTGATTTGGACAAGATTGGTAAGGACATCGCACTTAAAGAAAACCCTGAACTTGCCAGTGATCCGGTAGCTCTTCGTAGAAAAGTCAGGGATTTGCGTTTGGATTTTGGTGAAACACTGGAAAACGAGCAAAAGTATCTCCAAGATGTTCGCTGGATTGAAGACGAGATTACCAATAATCCACAGGGAGCGGCACAGCTTCTTCGGACGATGTATGACAGCAGACAGATCACCAAAGCTACTTATGACGAGTATGCTAAAAGATCACAGGACGCTGCTGACATTGGGAATTATCTGAATGAGGGCGGGTTTAACACTAAGCTTGGGAACATTGAAGGGCTTGCAAATAGTTTGGTTGTCCCAAAAGGGCCACTAGGTTCCATTGCTGCTTTGACCGGAGATCAAACCCAAAAAATAGTTGATCTTCAGACCTTTGGAGAGAACGTGTTTCGCACTACCGCAACTGAGCTTGTTTCGCGTAAATTGAACTCCGACCCTTCACTACGTCAGCCCGAAAACGCGACACGAAGGGCTGGTGTGGTTCAAGAAGCGGTAAATGAGGCTTATGCCGAAACAACCAAACGACTTTCACAACAACTTAAAGAAAGTAGCGATCCTGCCGCTGCTGCGGTAGAACAGGAGAAAGTTCAGAAATACGGAGCAATGTCCCAAAAGGTCAGTGTTTTAGAAGACGCTGTTAACCAGCTTCAGTTTATCTCTCCGTCTGGTCTTACCACGCCTCAAACTGTAGATTTTAAAGTTCGTATTGCCAAAGCTCCACAAGAACTTCGTTACCTTGCTCAACAAATTGGAGTGGCTACCGGAGAAGAAAAAACTCGACTTAACAACGCTTATCAGCAGATGGTTTCGATTGTTGGTTACGGCCCTAAAGCGGTTCTTTCTGGAAAAACAGAAGATGGTATTCCAGTTCCTTTGGAAGAAATCAAAAAGAATCCGATGACTACCCCTATTTTCCGGAATGAACGTGAATATGATGCGGTATTGGGTGAGGCTAAACAAGGAATTATCGACGCCCCTGCCCAAACTCAAAATTTGATTTCATTTCTTCAAGATGCTGAAGGATTCTACGAAAAAGCTTATTGGGATAACAAACAATGGTCTATCGGACATGGAACCAGAAGCTTTGAAGGGGAAGTTATCACTAAAGAAGAGGCTGCTCAAAGGCTTAATGAGGAAATTGCTTCCCACGCAGAACGTGTTGACATGGCTCAGGAAGAAGCGGGAATACTTCTCAGTGAAGGACAGCGCAATGCTTTGATCTCTTTTGATTACAACACAGGAGAAGGTGTCTCAGTTATCAAGCGATTTGCTGGTAATCCAGAAGCCATGAAACAAAAAAT